TTTGCCCGCACAGGGTGCAATTGACGAGGTTCGCAAAGAAATCAACTACGTTGACGGCGTTGAACCCAGTAATTATGACTATGATTGCACTCTTTTGGAGGTTCATGCCAATCTGGACCTCGATGGTTACGAAGATATGGGGGAAGATGGTGAACCAACGGGTATTAAGATCCCTTATATCGTCACAATATCCGAGGATAACGGTCAGGTATTGTCGATTCGTCGAAATTACAGGGAAGACGACGAATTAAAGAAGAAAATACAGTATTTTGTGCATTATAAGTTCCTTCCAGGCTTTGGATTCTATGGTTTGGGCCTGATTCACACAATTGGCGGTCTTTCGCGGACCGCGACGGCTGCTTTACGGCAATTAATTGATGCAGGAACGCTCAGTAATCTTCCAGCGGGCTTCAAGGCCCGTGGCCTACGGATCAGGGACGATGATGACCCTCTACAGCCTGGTGAATTTAGGGATGTAGATGCACCTGGGGGTGCAATTAGGGACAGTTTAATGCCGTTGCCGTTCAAGGGACCCGATCCCACCCTGTTTCAGTTATTAGGGTTTGTTGTTCAGGCTGGTCAGCGGTTTGCGACCATTACTGACATGAAAATTGGCGATGGTAATCAACAGGCGGCTGTTGGTACGACGATGGCGATGATTGAGCAAGGCTCACGGGTCATGAGTGCTGTACATAAACGCTTGCATTATGCGATGCGGATCGAATTCAAGATTTTATCGCGTGTGATGGGCGAGAGTTTGCCGCAGGAGTATCCGTATGCGGTTGCTGGTGCCGACCAGACGATTATGGCGGAGGATTTTGACGACCGTATTGATGTGATACCGGTTAGTAACCCGAATGTCTTTAGTCAGGCCCAGCGTATTGCGTTGGCACAGAGTAAGTTACAGCTTGCGTCGGCTGCGCCGGAACTGCACAACATGCACGAGATTTATCGTGATATGTATGAAGCATTGGGCGTGACTGATGCAGACCGGATTATGAAGGCTATTCCTGATCCACGGCCCACGGACCCTGCTCAAGAGAACATTAACGCTTTGAACATGTTGGAGTTGAAGGCATTTGAGGGTCAGGATCATCAGGCTCATATTATGGCGCACCTAATTTTTGGTGGTACGCCGATGGTTGCTGCCTTACCCGCAGTTGCCATACAATTGCAGAAACATGTGATGGAGCATGTCAAGTTGGCTTCGCGTGAGCGGGCGGCGGTTGCGTATATGCAGAAGATGTCTCCGGAGGAAATGCTGGAGGTTGAGGCGTTGACCGCGCAGTTTGTTGCAGAGGGTATGCAGCAGATTAAGGAGTTGTCGCAGCAATTGTCAGGTTCCGGTCAGGAAGGACCCGATCCGCTGATTGCGTTGAAGCAGCAGGAACTTGAGTTACGGGCGCAGCGAGATCAGGCAGATGCTCAGATTGACCAGAGCAAGGTACAGCTTGATGCCGAGACCATAGCGATGCGGGATCGACAGTTTGGTGAGAGGATTCAGGCGCAAGAGCGTCAGACTGCGGCGCGAATAGATGCGGCGCGTGAACGTGAAATATTGAAACAACAGGGGCGGTAATATGGCTAGAACAGTGAAGATAGTAACGAACACACCGACTAACCCACCGGCAGCGGTTCCGTATGCTGATATCAAGGGTCAGGGCCGGATTCCCTATGGCACGGCAAAAGAAGTTGCTGTTCCTACGACGATGAAGAAGATGACGGCAAGAGGTATGGGCGCGGCTGTGAAAGGCGGCGGATACATGGGTTATTCATAGAGGTTGAGATATGGCTGATGTTCCATCTATTTTTGGTCCCGTAGAGGATCCAAGTAGTCAAGGCGTTGGTGGTTTGCTGTTTGATCCGCAAAACTATGAGGGTGGGGCTAGTGGTGTAATAACCATCCCAAACCCTATGGGTGCAGGGACTATAACTATCCCAAGATATGGGAGAATGGGTACTAATTTCTACAAAGATCAACAAGAAGCTGCGGCTGCGGCTGCTGCGGCTGCTGCGGAAACAGCAAAAAAAGAAGAGCAAGGACAGGGAGCGCCTTTTAGGAGTTTTTTTCTTGTAGATGATGAAGGAAATTTTTCTGGTTATAATTTTGAAACTCTTATCGAAACGTTCGGAGCAGACGGTGTTATACCTTTTGGGTTGGGCAACACATCAATATCTGAACTAGACGGATACGACGACTATATAGCGAGTCTCGGAGCGGAACCAGAACCGGAGCCAGAGCCGGAACCGGAACCAGAGCCAGAGCCGGAACCGGAACCGGAACAGGGCGGTGTTGCTGCAAATCCGGAAGAGGGCATGAATCAACAGTTCCAGCCGGTGGGTCCGTTGCCAGCGGAACAGTTGTATCCCTCCGTAATTCAACCCGTTCAACGTGATCCTGTATTTCCGTCCTACGACACGGTTACTTCGGTTGAAAACCCGTTTGCGCCAAAACCAATAACCTACGATGAAGGGAGGGGGTATCAAGCGGGGGATGTGGTAGATCGGAACGGAGTTATGTATCAGGTTGTACAGGACGTTCTCCCTAATACAGCGGGTTTGGGAAATGAAAAGTTTTTTCAACAGGTTCCTTATGCGCCAAGCAATCCAATCAATCCGGTAGCAGCCCCTCCTGTTAGTCCTTTTCCTGCATATGATGCCCCTATTGCCCAAGGTCAAGGGTATACCGATCCATTTGCTGCTCCGGTTCAAAACAATTCTCAGGATATGGCCTTGTTTAGAAGAGGCGGTTATGTGACAAGAACACCGTTTCAACAGGGTATAGGTTCTTTTGTTCGGTCATGAGCAAGAAAAAAGACCCAAGGTTGGCTCGTGCAGGTGTAGAGGGGTATAACAAACCCAAAAGAACACCCAGTCATCCGACAAAAAGTCATGTCGTGGTTGCAAAAGTTGGAGACAAAGTAAAGACAATCAGGTTTGGTCAGCAAGGTGTGCGAGGCGCGGGTAAGAACCCGAAGAGCAAAAAAGACAAAGCGCGACGAAAGTCGTATTATGCAAGGCATAACGCACAGGATCCAAATCCTTCAAAGCTGTCTGCAAGGTATTGGTCTCACAAGGTTAAATGGTAGGAGGAATTATGGAAATAAAATTATCTAGTCTCATGAATCTTGCTCCTGCTTTGTTAGTCGGCGCTGGTTTGATAGCAAGTTACACTACTCTTGAAGCGCAAAGTCAGGAAAACGCAGAGGACATCAGTGAGCTTTCTGAGCAAGTCGATGAGATCGAAGATGAGGTAAACCAACTGCAAAACCAGATGACACGTTCCGAAATTATTCAACAAAACACGGCAGAAGACTTGTCAGATGTTAAAGCAGATACAAAAGTTATTCTCAACCTTCTCCAACAAAATCAAAGACGGTCTACAACGGACTAACATGCCTACCGTCAAGGAAGCCATTGCACGGATCGAGGTTCACGAGAAGGAATGTGCGCTTAGATATTCAAGTATAGAGCAGCGTCTTGAGTCCGGTTCTAAAAGATTTGATAAATTAGAGCTAATGTTATGGAGCATGTATCCGTTTATTATAACTGTGACGGCAGCTTTTAAATGGATTGGTTAAATGGAAATCATAGTTTTTGCGTTGATGGTGCAACTTGCGCCAGAACAAGACGAGCGAGTGGCAAGTTATTGGGTAAACCAAAAACAGTGTGTGCATGTTGCTCGTGTTTTGTCGAGCCGCGAGGAAAATTACAAAAGCGTTCTAGCGTATTGTAAACCAGCTTTTGTTGATCCGATGAAAACGGAGATTCAAGGTTATGCCAAAAAGACTACAACAAACCAGTAAATATGCAAAGTATGATCTTGATGGTGATGGTGAAGTAACAGACGAAGAACTTGAACGTCATCAACAACTAGTAGAATTAGAACTCCGCGAAGAAAAAGCAGATTCACAAAGAAACATGGCTTGGGTGGCCATGATTAGCATGGTCATGTTTTCTATTTTTCTTATGCTTCCAATGATGCCTGATAGCAGAGTAAAAGCCCTGTCCGATTTGCTTGGTTTGTTTTATATCGCCCAAGCATCTATAGTAGCAGCGTATTTTGGTGCCACCGCTTTTATGAGTAGACGATGAAGTGCTTGAAGAAATTGCAGCAGCAAATAAAGCAATTGATATCATGTTGCAGTCCGTTAAACATGGAAAAGACCTTTCTCATTGTGCAGATTCGTGTGCGAATTATTTTAATAACAAGTCGATTTTGGCTAGACGCTCAAATAAGAAAGGTCGAGGCTCTGCTCTCCAAAATTTCATGGAATTGGAGAAACTAAGAGAAAAAGAAGCAGAACTAAGAACAACCATGAAATTAGCGGGTCGGCCTGGATTATGGGAAGATTTTTTAGAGTTTCAAAAGGAATGCAAACGAGAACGCATTAGACAAGCTAGGCAAAAAAAACAACTTGAAAATGCTACAATGTCTCAAGTTGTAACATGGTTCAAGTACATGATGGGGGCTGTTGCTAGTGTCTTTTCGATGTTAATGGCGGTTATGGAGTTTTTAAACGCGGGTAAAGGAGAGTAACATGTTGCAAGCATTAATTGGTCCTGTTGCTGGAT